ATGGCATCCTTTGGTTCCGTCAGGATCTTTTGGATGGCCTCTTTGGTGAGAGAGGCAAGAGATGCAACAACTGGAACTCGCCCGATAAACTCGGGGATTATTCCGAACTTAATCAGATCTTGTGGAAGGGTTTCGCCAAAGATGTCGGTGTAGTCAATCTCCGAGGATTCAATCTTGGCACCAAACCCAATATTTTTACTTCCGACTCTCTGATTGATAATTTCTTCAAGGCCAGTAAACGCTCCGCCACAGATGAAAAGGATATTCTTAGTGTTAATCTTCATAGCTGGCTCGTTGGGGTGCTTTCGCCCCCCCTTGGGTGAGACACTGGCTACGGTGCCCTCAATGAGCTTGAGCAGGGCTTGTTGAACCCCTTCACCTGAAACATCACGAGTGGTGGATGTGTTTTCCCCCTTCTTCGTAATCTTATCAATCTCATCAATATAAATGATCCCCTTTTCAGCGATGTCGATGTCCTCGCCAGCTTCTTGATAAAGTGTCAAGAGGATATTCTCTACATCTTCACCCACATAGCCCGCTTCTGTCAAAGACGTGGCATCAGCCACAGCCAAAGGGACATTCAGAACCTTTGCCAGTGTTCGGGCAAGAAGTGTTTTTCCACATCCCGTGGGGCCAAGGAGAAGCACATTGGATTTAGAAATCTCGACCACTTCTTCTTCGTCGTCCTTTCTTCTCTTTTTATTCTTTTTGTTGCCTCTCTCCGATTGAGTCTGAAGCCTTTTATAATGATTATAAACTGCCACAGACAATATTTTCTTGGCAGTTTCCTGCCCCACCACATAGTCATTTAAATAAGAGTGAATTTCTTTGGGGGTTTTTAATTCAATTTCTTCTCGGGTTGTTTTGGAGTCTCGACCCTCTTCTATTATCTCCTGACACAGATCCACACATTCATCACAAATATATGATTCGGGGCCAGCGATCAGCTTATTAACTTCATAGCGAGACTTGCCACAAAAAGAACATAGAAGCTCCCTCTCTTCCTTATCGGACATCAAAAGCACCTCCGAACAACCTTGTCATCGGTGTTAAGGCCCAGGACCCTGCAGAGAGCGTCGGCAAGTTCATCTCTTGCCTTCTCGCTTTGAAGAGAGGTCTGTCCTTTGGCGTACTCTTCTAATACTCTTACTATTTCTTCTTTCATTCTTTACCCGTGTTAATAAAAAGTGAGCAGTTTGATGACATGCCCAGGTCAAATAGAGAACGGAGTCGTGCCTAAGACTGATCCACAGGTTGTAACCTGGGCATCAAGCCTCGTTCACTCAGATACTTCTTGTATTCTTCAATTTGTTCAGCAGTCGCTTGTTCAAGCTCACTGGCCTTTCTCTCAGAACCACAAGGGATAACTTCTCCGTTGGACATTTCTATATACCATTTACCCTCTAAGATATCATAATATGAAACCGCCATTGGAATATCCTCCTATTAGTAACTATCTTTTGGCTTTGCTTTTAGACATAAAATATAGCACTCCAATCGATCCCATGGCAAAGCCTAAAGCAAATGAGGATCCCGCCACGATCCCCCAGAAAAGGTTAGGGTTACTTAACATTATCTCTTCCATAAACATAATCCCATCTTATCAGATTATTTATCGTTTGTCAAGTCCACTTCTGAAACTATTTTTAAGCAGGCTGCTGGAGAGCTATACGCTGACACTTGGGTATATTTATCATGAAACCACTTTACAAAAACCCGCTCGTAGGTTTCATGTCCCCCACCGATCATTGGCATCGCCATTTCATCGACCGAACAAACTATGCCAAGAAGTTTCGTGTCCAGCATTACCAAGGTTCCTGGAGCCCAGCGATTCTTGAAGTACTCATTTACCAATGATCTGGCTTCCTCCCCGAATATTGGGGTTCATGGGTTCCTCTTGCCAGCAGCGGAGCACGTCTTCCATCAAAGCCTTGTTAATCTCCTCAAGACGAGCGTTTTCTTTCTTTAGCCATATGGCATGGTTATAAAGGGGTCCACAACCCTCTTTAAGATTTCTAATACACCCATCGATATCACGGGCTCCAATGGAGTATCCTGCCACTAAGCTGAGGGGGCCAATCATAATCACAATAACCAAAACAAATAAGAGTCTATTAATCACCCTTTTCTCCTTTCCAGTGAGTTCTACATCGAGCTTGATAGTGGTTGTGTTCTCCAACTAAAAGTTGTCCCTCAATATCTGACTTTCTAAATGTGTGGGTGGCATCAGACCCGCAAGCCTCACACACCGCCGTTAGTTTGGTGACCTGTTCGGCCATGGCCATGATGCCGCCCATCGGTCCAAAAGGTATGCCATCAGAATCCATGTCCAAGCCAGCTACGATCACTCGCTTGCCGGCACCCACAAGTTTAACGACAGTGGCTAACAACTGGGCACTAAAGAACTGGGCTTCATCGATTGCCACAATAGATGTTTCCTCTCCGACCAAATTAAATATAGCATCACACGTAGTGATGGGCACACATTTCATCTTTTGCCCGACATGACTAACCACTTCATCATGTGAATACCTGTTGTCAATCGAGGGCTTAAAAAGTTGAAAATGTGTCTTGGCGATCTCTGCTCGTTTGAGTCTCCTCATTAACTCCTCGGATTTTCCCGAGAACATTGGTCCACATATTACTTCAATTCTTCCCATATTATCTCCTGTATGTTTTTAATATTCTTTCTTCGGCCAGAATAGTCTCTTGAGTTCCCACCAAGAGAAGTTTGTAAAGTTTAGCTCCCTTTGCAGCGGTCGTCACGGGGCCGGCGTTCACTTCCAGCACAAGAGCTGCCTTGGGGTTTCCACTCGAAGTTAAGACTCGATAAGGAGTCTTTCCTGCTCGGAACTTTACGAAGTCGCCGGCCTTATATTTAGGCTCGGAACGAGTCGCTTCGAGCACCTTCTTGGCATACTTGTTAGTACACATCGCCCTGTATTGCTTTTCAGTGAGAACAAAGTCCTCGTCGCTCATGACGTAAGAGGCCGGCTCAAGGAAATACCCCCCAGCACTTTGCAAATAGTAAGTGGCACAGATCTTTGCTATAGCCTTTTTCTCGTCATCATATGCCTCTACCCATTCGTGTTTCCTCATGGTTGCGTTAACACAATACTCGTCGTAAGTGGCTGACCAATATTTCTCTTGACTGGCGGTAAGGTATTCGTTCTTTTCGTAAAACGTTTTTAAGCTCTCGACAAACTCCCTCTTTCGAGAAGGAAGCTCTGTGTTAGCTAAGATTTCATCAAATTTCATCTTCTTCCCGATTCTCTTTCCGAACTTTCATAAGCTCGATTTTAGTTTTATCCACCAGCAATCTTCTGGTGTCTTCAAATATATAAATATCATACCAAATTTCGTCATCATTGTCAAGGGTAATATATTCTTCCACTATCACAGCGGCCTTTCGGATTAAGTCGGGGCTGGCGCTCATATACGGACTGGTGTACCCTTTCCACCAACAAAACCAAATTAAGTCTCCAGCCTTCATACAGTAAATACAACATCGGGGATATAATCTCTCGGTCTTCCCTAAAAATCTATAGTTCTCATCGACGAGTCCCCTGACTCATAAAAAACCAACTCGTGGGCAACCATCTTTAAATGTGAGGGTGGCCGTCATCGATAAGCTCCAGAACATGTTGTTTAATTTCTTTGGCTGTAGAAAAGGTCTGATGAGAAAGAGAGAGCGGCTCTGGGAGGTTAGACCCCCATGTCCACAATCGATATCGCCACTTGGTTTTTTCTTTGACCACTTCGGCGTGGATCTCCAACTCTTTCCAGACATAACAAGCGTGTAGTTCATAGTGCCCAGGGCTCTTTCGTTTCCACTTGGCCGTTTCTTTTATTTTCCAATTATTCATGAACCAATTGTATCAAATATTTTAGTCTTCGTCAAGATCTTTTTTATTGGATACAATTTTTAGCTTGCTTTTTTGAAGTAGTCGTTTTTTAATTTCGTGTTCGCTCTCTATCTCTTGCTGATATAACATATATTCTCGAATGAAATCTTCCACAACACCCTGGTTGTCTTGGCACCATCGAAAAAACTCCAACATCAGCACAACGTCATCAGATTCTTGTAAATGTTCTGCATCGGGGTAAACATATACAGGTTCACAGCTTCGACGTATTATAACGGCCCCATCTCTAATCGTGCTGATTATCTTTCTTGTCTCGTCGTCATCGTCGTCAAGCATTTTTCTTTGAAACCACCTTTAATTTTCCTATTTGTTCTAAAATTCCGGCAGCTATCCACTCTTCGTCGCCGCGGGCCGTGGGCAGAATATTCACCACGTACCAATGAACCTGAATATAAAAATTTTCTTTGACATTGGTTACAAACCCCAAACTTGAGGAAGTGGGGCTCGTGATGCCTGGGCCGGGCACATATTCTACCACATCCCCTATATTAAATTTTGAAAGTGCCATTCATGAGAAACCTTTTATACTTTAAATAGATTGTTACGGCTTATAATACGAATATTCGACGAGGTAGGCCAGGTCTGTCAGGCTTTTATCCACTAAGTCTGCTCTTCCTCGTTCCTTATAATTCTCCATTAAGAACTTTACTTTCCGGATAGCTCGCTCCGTGTTAATGAAATATTCACAAGCTTGTAAAAAACAACCCAGTAAAGAAGTCAAGACAGATGAAGAATAGTGACGGAAAGCAATCCTTTTTCGGGCACCCACTCTGGCCAGTATGGTAACCCGAACTCTATCCGAGGAGGTTGCCCCTCTCGTCTGGGGGTGGGTAGTCTCAATCCGGAACTCTTCCATCTCTAAGTCTTCAGCAAAGCAGTAACGATTCTCTAATTTTGTTTTGATGCTGTTGTGAAAGGCGTGAAGCACTCCGTTTCCCTCGCCACGAAGAGGAACAATTCTTTTATAATCCCCATATGAGCCGACGAGCAACCCTTGAATAGTCGATTTCTCGGAGGTGACGTCTTCCTCGATTTGTAAGGGACCGGATAAGGATAGGCTTATATATTCATCGAGTACATATTTTTTAATTAGCTCAACCATCTTTTCTCGATGTATATCCTCTGGGAGCTTCTTAAGGGTTGGGGTCATTAGTCGTTCTGTGAACTTATATTAAACTGTTTATGAACATCATATTGATTCATAGTGGTGTCTATAATGACGAGATCCTGCCGGGAGGCGACTCTTGTGCCGCTATTTAAAAAAAGTGTGTCTCCATATTCCACTTTCATGGGGTGGTGGGAGTGCCCAGTAACCACAATGTTACATCCCATACTTTCTCCAAGTTTTGCCGCGGACTCTTCAAACTTTCCAGCATACCAGCGATTCGAAAGACTCTTTGCTTTACTCACCAAATTCAGACGATGGGTTATATCAAAACCCATTCGCTCCATCCAGCCGCCAAGCCACACAAACACCCGTTCAAAATGGTATTCAACCGGGTTTACCACTATGGGGTCCAGCTGGTGTCCATGAAAAAAAGCAATCGAGTTGCTTCCGTCTTTGATCTTAATCATCTCTCTAGCATTCAGCAATTTGGTGGTTACGGGGTCATGGTTTCCGGCGATCAACTCATACTTTTCGTTATCCATAATCTTCGAAGTTATGTGAGGATATTGCTTGAGAATTTTAACGAGTGTTTTTTCTTTGGAGTATCCTGGCCCTCTGAGGGTTTCAAAAATATCTCCGAGTAGGACCACTTTATCGACATGGTTTTCTAAATAATTTAAAAGTTGATGGAGGCGTTCGTATGCCTTATCATTTCTATGAAATTGATCTAACTTGTCCCTTTCACCTAAATGAATATCGCTTAAGACAGCGATTTGCATTGTCACAGACCTCCTTATCCGGGTGCGTACTTTTCAACGCGCCCTAATATAAGTATACCAAAAATATAGAAAATGTTTAAAATATATTTTATTTATCTAGTGACATTTTGGTGTCATAAGAGTCGTTGATCACGTTTATCAATCTTTCGATGTCGCCTGCTCGTCGAAGCAACTTAAAGGCCAGGTTCTCTGTGGAGTATACGCCTTTCTCTTCCAGGCCAGCTTTTCTCATTCTTTTAATCTTGTCTTTTATCTTCTTTGCTGCCTTGATCGCCTCGTCGAACTTCTCTTTATTCATCAGTCGTTCGGCGTCATCAATTTGTCTCACCAAATCTTCCGCCTTCTTAACAGCGTTTCCCTTGTCCACTTTTTGAGCGCCTCGTTCAGGCTTCGTGATCCACCTGTCATGCTTCAAAGAATAAATGCCTGGAGATTCATGTGGATCTCCTCGGTTTTCAAAGTAAAGTTCCACCTCGTAATCCCCTAAATAAATCTGGTGGGTTCGATTCCACACGGACTTTTTAGCATTAAGGAAGTCCCGAACCAAGTCCACGTTGTCATCGACCTGAGCGAAATCGAGAATAATGTGGAGGTCGTAATCAGAGTACTTAGACCAATTATAATTGGCCAGTGATCCGGTGAGAACAATGTCCTGAATGGTGAACTTGTCCAAACCGAGTTCGTTAACAAAGTCGTTGGCGATTTTAAGAAGTCTCTCATGAATCTCGGGGTGGATTCGGTCATCATCATCCCAGACATTTCGATCCAGGTCGTCATGAAGTGTGAGAGAGTCTGGATCCAGAAGCTCTTTTATATTTAAGGTGTGAAACATGTTCATTCTCAGTCTTGAAAGTCCTCTTCCTCCAGCAGCGTGTAAGTAAAGGAGTTACCATAACTATCTGCTGACTGATTACAAATGTCCAAAAAATGTAAAAAATCTTTACTATTCTTAAAAACCTGGCATCCGGCTGAGGATCCTCGGACGTATTCTTTTTCTTCTGGGCGTGAGTGTCGGTGGATGTTTATCCCAAACATTCCTTCCTGAATGCTGTCCTCGTCCATCTCCAATTTGGAGTCTTTGTCATCATCTCGATAAACCTTAACCGGGCCGCCTCGTTGGACGAGGGCGGTGTGTCGGAGAGAGCCTCCATGAGTCCCAACCTTATAAACTCCCCGGTATTGATCCGGGACCAGGATGGCTGTTCCCTCTGGGTTGATCGGCTTTCTAAGAATAGAGGGGCCAGGGTCCGTCGTGATCTCGTAAGACTCCACTGTCCATTCTTTGTTTTCATCTCGATAAACCAGAAGCAAAGTGTCGTCAAATCTGGTGGAGTCATGAGCAGCGGATCGGATTCCTATAATGTTTATATTCAGGGCTTTGTTCCCATCAAAAAACCTATACCCCTTCTCCTCAAGAATGTCCTTGATGAGTTCAGCGTTGATGCTGGCATGTAGTCCTTTAATGGTTGTCATAACGTAATTCCGTCTATAATATAAATAGTTGTTATGACTCTATTTTTCGTCTTCTGGCTCGAATGAGTGAATGTGCTTCTTGCCAAATTTATCATATAAAATCAGGTCGCCTGCAGATATCTCGTGCTTCTTCTGTTCGATCTTTTTCTTCTTTGGCGCCTGCCCACACCACTTAAGGTGGTGAGCGGGGATTGAAGTTGGTGGTTGTATGGGGGAGATTTTACTTATCATTTATTAACTCTTTTGCTTTCTCGACAGCTTTTTTATATTTGTCAGATAAATTATAACTCTTTGGCTCAGAAAATTTAACTCTTTTGTGTCCTGAATGTTCGTCGCTTATTTTTATCTCTTGTTGGGGAAGCTCTAAAACATAAAAAGTGGTGGCGTCTAGCATCCCCACCTTCTTAACCTTGGACACATCGATGGTCAACCCTGTTTCCTCTTTTACTTCCCTCTCTAAAGCTTCCAGTTTCTTTTCTCCCTCTTGGACATGCCCTCCCGGAAGGTCCAGAGTATCAAAGCCATTCTCCAGCCCAAGGAACGAACCGTCCTTGTGGAGAATTATCTTTACCACCTCGTCGCTATCTTCTGTTTTTTTTTCAGCAACCATATCTTCATCATCCTCCCAATCGTCTTCCCCGTCCTCTTTCTCTTTTTGAGACGAGTCGATAACACCAACAACCTCGAGAACACTGGCGTCTCTCCAAACTGTTGATTCCACATCCCACATCCCAGATCGGCCAAAATCACCCGCTCCGGACCAGCCACCGCCTTTCATTCCCCAGTGAATCGCATCATACTTTTGTAAAGCAGCTTCGTAATCAATATTATAATCAGACGTCCCTCCCCTAAAAAAAGAATAAGCGGGGTCTTGGTATTCGGTTTCAAGAGGGAACTCTTCATGGAGAAGCTTAACGTCTTCATGGTTCTCGATGTGAAAAACATTGTTGGTCTTGGGCTTAAGTAATATTCCTTGGGGATGCATCCACTGTGGCATGTCTGTTTTCATCCACTCGTTCCACTCGGACGTCCAAACGGTGGTGCCATCGTCTCGATCCCACTCTTTTATGGCGGTCGATGTCCAAAAACCACCATATGGCTTATTAATATGCTGCCGGTTCTCAACAGGGGGAGTGCTGTTCAACTTGGCTGGTTCACATTTCTCGTCAGTACATGTTTTGGGAATGAATAATTGATACTCGGCAGTAAACCCTCCCACATCCTCGCTCATAAACTTTCGCCAATTTTCAAGAAGTTGTTTCACTTTGATGTTTCTCCTTGATATAATTAGATATTGGAACAGCTTCTCCATCACCGTCAATACGAACAAACTTCATTTTTGTTTGACAAACCACCTTCTCAGAGTTATTATATGTGCTATGGCGACGAGCTTCGATGTCTAAAAGACAAGATGTTCTCCCAAAGTTTTCTAAGTTTCCGTAAATCTTTATGATTTGACCAGGGCGAACAGGTTTAAGAAACTGAACCTTGTCCATGGAGACTGTAACCATTCTTGGTGTTTCACAAAGCTGACAAGCATATGCCACAGCAGCCTCATCCAGCCAAGCAAGCATCATGCCACCAAAGAGATTACCGTGATAACCACAATCGTTCTCTTTACACATGTGTGTGGATATGAGATCCATTTATAATTCCTGGGATAACTGAGTGGCCCGAGCGATGGTGGCCTGAATGTCGTCTTCCTGAATCACATGGTCAGCAAGGGACTGGACCTTTTCATCCTTGGCCACTTCTTTTTCCAACTCTTTCATTCTCGCTGCCAGTTGGTCTGGTGATTCATATTCTCCTGTCTCTTTTCTTTTTAATTGACGGGAAACAAGCTCATCGGGGCTGGCTGTCACATAAATGGCGTGGACTGTCTTTCCCAGGTCTCGAAGCTCTTTCTTAAGCTTCATGACGCTGGTTTTGTCTGTGACCATGACGCCGTTGTTGGTTGCTCGAATAGTTTCTTTGTCGATGCCATAAGAGTTGCCAGCGTAAGACAGGTTTACGTTGAGGAGCCCGTCTTGATCATACAGATCTTGAAAATTTTCCGGCGAAATAAATTCATACTCTCGGTTTTCTGCTTCGGCTGTCCCTGGGCGTGGCGGGCGAGTGGTGAATGAGACGATCTTGTCCCAACCATTGTCCACAAAGACGTCTCTCACCACAGACTTCCCCGATGCACTGGGGCCAAAGATGGCCACCACGGTTCCCGTCCCATGATTCTCTTTAAGATAAACTTTCCACCCTCTGTGAAATATCATCTCTTCACCTGGGTTACTCTTAGAAGTTTAATACGAGTCACACCATCCACCTTGAGAATTGTTTGAAGAAGAAGGTCAATATAACCCTGAAGGCTCCCTCTTCCTTTAACGACTTTAATTTCGATATTGCTTCGAAGCATGTTGCCTCCCAAAGGAATTGACTTCCCTGGAGTGGAGCAGCGAGTTACTCCCTGAATCGCCCGAATGCTGTTAAGGACATCGGTTGTGCTCTGTGTCTTGTCGTGGGTCAGTGTGGCATTCAAAACGTATAAATCTAATGTGATCTCTGCCTCGGCAAGCTGTTTTTCAACTTCCTCAAATATGTATGTGGCGGGATCTTTTTCAATACGTTCTGCTTCCTCAAGAGCAGCTGTCTCTTCAACTATTAATTCTCTTAATCTCTTTTTGTTTACTTTCATTGGGTGGCCCTAGTTTATATTAAATAGTCCAATATTAATGGATAGTTAAATTAATTCCCCACTTAGTGAGGAGGTCATAGTCATTAAACATTACCAAACTAGCGTGAGACTTTAAAGTTTCCACCTGGGTCTTGTTTAAAAGATGTTGTTCTTCTTGAGCATCTTCATTAAACTCTAGTTTAAAACCGCCTATCTCTTCCATGATATCTCGGAAGGCTCTGGCGTTGGTTATATACTCACAGAGGAGATTTGTCAATTCTTCTTCTGTGTTGTCCGACTTAATTTCCACTTCCAACAAGTGAGATAAAAGAGAAAGACATTGGAGGATTTCATCAAGCTGCTTCTGGCGAACGCCTGGATCGAACCAAAATCTTTTCGGTTTGGATGGCGGGAACGGCGACATCCTGATTAATCTCTCAAGAGGCTTTTGGTGTTTTTAAATATCTGCTTCTGAACTTGGCCCGGTGTGCCAATGACAACGACATCAATTCCTGTTTGGCCTCGGTTCATATATATCCGAGTAAAGGACTGGTTTTCGTCAAGACCAGGGGGGAGCTTGCTTTCTTTTAAGAGGCCCCTAAAGTGAGGATCTTCTCGTAAGCACACCACTTGCTCAGGGTTAATATAGACCTCACGTAATCCATAACTCCTTCCCTGTTCATTCGAGTGAACTCGGGTGCTCTCGTAAACTTCAACTAGCGATATTATCATCTTCTTTCCTCATCGATTTAACATAATGTTTTGGAACACTCCAGCACTGTCCTTCATATAAGACCTTGTGATAGACCTCGGTGTCATCTTTAGCCACCAACAGAGCACAACAGGGCTCTGTGGTCTTACGATGATGGGTTGGGTGATATCCCTGTTCGCTGAACTTCAACAATGTTAATTCAGCCGGAAGGTATACGAGATCCCCCGTTTTAATGGACTCTAAACTACTCACTTGTTTTCCCCTTCCTCCACGATTTCTTCAAGTTCTTCTTGCTGTCTCTGAAGCTCGGCCACCTTTTCGACCAAGCCAGGATGTAGATCAGGAGATGGAGCGGATGTTGGTGTTAGAGGGGGCGTTTCAAGCTGAGTGAGGACTTGTTCATAACCCTTCATGAAATTAGACAGATCTTCAAAATTGTCGATGAGATCTTGGAGTGTTTCTCTTGTTGTTTCCAGATCATGACGCTGAGTCACAACTACTTCCAGGTTCCCTCGGTTTTTGTTCACCTGATTACAAAAATGTTTCAAACTAATAAACACTTCATCTTGTAAAGATTCGAGTATGTCGTGAGCTTTTTCAAGAACTTGATCGGGGATATCCTCTACTTCTATTCGCTTCTGTATTGTAACTTTCATGTTTTAGTGTCCTTTATATTAAATGTTGATACCAGGTCGCGACCGACATGGCGATCAATGAAGTCACGGCCAGCCACATTAGTTTGGCCGTGGTTGACTTCACCGCCTCAATCTCACGAACTCTGGCATAGAGGCCTTTGTCCGGGTCGTAGAGTGCATCGTGTACTTGAGCAACGTGTTCAGACATGTCTTCCTGCCTTTCCTTGATCACCTCGATGGCGTCAATAACTCGTTGAACTTTTATATCCAATTCTCTTAATGCTTCTTGTGGGCTTAACATAGCGGGTTACCTTCATTATATATCTTTCAAACTAATTAGTCAACTAAAAAATGATTATTTCTCAATAATTGCAAAATTTGTGGTAATTAAAGTTGAAGCCACAGATACAGCATTTTGAAGGGCTGTAGTGGCCACCTTAGCCGGGTCTATGACACCAGCCTCTAATAAGTCTGTGACGTTTCCGTCATAAAAATTGATGCCTCGATTGCCTTCTTCGTTTAACACCGTATTAAGGGTGACATCGGGGGACAATCCAGCATTGGAGGCCATCTGCTTAATGGGAGCCTTAACGGCTTCCAAAATTATTTGGACTCCAAGATCTTGTTCTTCGTTATCGGTTTCTACTTCAATTCCATCAGCGGCTCTGACCAAGGTTACACCCCCTCCGGCCACGATGCCTTCTTCTTGAGCGGACCTGACGGCCTCCAAGGCATCCTCAATTCGATGCTTCTTTTCAATCATCTCAACTTCCGTGAGGCCCCCCGCTCGAATGATGGCAACACCACTGGCCAGTCGGGTGATCCGGTTCTGGATTCTCTCTGCTTCCTGGAGGTTGTCTGTTTGTTCTAACTCCACCTTCAGAGTTTCAATTCGTTCTTCGACTTGTTCAATGTCCCCTTGTCCCCCAACACATGTCGTGGTGGCTTTATTGATATCCACGGTCGTCACAACACCCAAGTCTCCCAGCTGGATCTCTTTCAGCTTCCGTGAAGAGGTTCGAGTGAAGAAGCTCGACCCAATGGAAAGGGCTAAGTCACTTAAAATATTTCGTCTTTCTTCTCCATAACGGGGTGCTTTGACTGCCACCACCCTCATGGTCCCACGAATGGCGTTCATAATAAGTGCAGCCAAAGCTTGTCCCTCAATATTCTCTGCCACAATCAAAAGGGGTCGGTTCTCTCTGGCGACTAGTTCCAAGGTGGGCAAGATCTGCTCAACCGTTTCGATTGATTCGTCGGTAATCAGAACATAACAATCCTCATATTTAACGGCCCCTCTCCTCTCGTCCGTAATAAACTGAGGGGATATATATCCCGATTCTACTCGAAACCCCTCCACGAAGTCTAGGCTTGTTTCTATAGAGCGAGCCTCTTCCACTGTAATAGAGCCATCTTTGCCCACTCGATCTACTGCTGTGGCCACAAGCTTTCCAATAGTTTTGTCGTTGTTGGCTGAAATCGTGGCGACATGGGTGATATCGGCTTCACTCGATATCGGGCGAGACATCGCTTTGATATTGGCCACTATTTCCTGTGTGGCCTTGTCCATCCCTCGTTTCAATTCCACGGGGGAAACCCCCGCCTTAAGAAATTTCTGAGATTGGTTGAGAATTGCTCGAGCCAAGACAGTGGCTGTCGTGGTGCCGTCTCCAGCATCACTGTTAGTTTCTTCGGAGGCCTGCTTAATAATTTGGGCTCCCACATTTTCAAATTCGTCTTCAAGATCCACGAACTTGGCGATGGTCACGCCGTCTTTGGTGATAATGGGTCGCTTGCCTCGCTGTTGGAGGATAACGCTCCTTCCCTTGGGGCCAAGCGTGGAAGCCACATTATCAGCTAGTTTGTTAACTCCGGCGAGAACCTTCTCATGAAGGGCAGAGTTGTCGCAGTACTGTTTAGTCATTTTAACCTCGTGTGTGTTCATCTATTATAACAAGTTTCGTGGAAAAGTAAAGAGTTATTTTATATATTCGTTAACATTTCGAGCGAGTTCTTTACTCTGAGCCACAGCATTGGTGGCAGCTAACTTGTTTTCATTAACGAAGTAGTCAGTAAGCTCCTGAGATAATATGTCCATGCTGTCGTATATCAGCGCCACGCCGATATTCAATCGATTCAATGAATCCCGAGCAATATTTACAATTTCTTCCTCTGTCGGGAGCCTCATGCTAATCTTAGATTCAACAGCGTCTTTGTTGATGGACCATGCCTTGTCATTTTTGCCAATGTTAACGGCATGATCAAAATTATTCCGATTAATCTCCACAAAAGAAAAGTCGACTCCGGTCTCCCCCTTCTCACCAATTATATATTCCACAGAATCAAACCTCTCAATTCCAATTCTCAACAACTCAACGTTGGTTCCCCCTGGAGATGCTCCTGGCTTGACGAACTTTAAGCTAAAAGCTTTTTCGGTGAGGCATGTTTCATCATCTGCCAACTCGTCGTCCGTGGACATACACATTACAACGTCTTCAATGGGGAGGGATGCCCCTGTGGTGTCCGTTTCTTGAGTTCCCCCAATGATGGCCGCAATAAAGCTTTCAAACATCCAGCCGGCAGCCTGAGCTTCAAACTTATATCGAATGGCAGAGAACGCATCGAGTAAGGTGATGAAAGAAAGAATCTCTGGAATAGTATTATAGCGACAAGTTTCTTCGGAGCAACTATTGATGAAGGTGGCAAAGGAATTAACTCGTCCCTGAATGGTGTTCTCGGCGGCGTCGTCCTGGATCCGTTTCACAAACATATCCACCATCTGTCGCTCCTGAGTTCCTGGTTTTCCCCAGTCATTGGTGATTCTTAGCTGTGGATAAGGGATAGATCTTCTTTCCGTTGACTTCTCCGCTTTCTCTTCTGTGAGCGAGCTTCTTTCGTTCTTGGTGAATGATTCAAATTGTTCTTCGATTAACGAAAACAAGTCGTGGGCGCTTAGAGCGGCCTCTTCATTGGTTCCAAAGTGTTTATTTATGATATCGTCGATGCCCATGTTTTAAATAGTTAATATCATTTGTTAATTCTAAATAATCTCATCAGCGATCCCGAGATCCACAGCTTCTTCTGCCGTGAGATAAACATTAACTTTTTTGTCCATGAGCTTCTTAAGATAACGCTTAGTCATATCCGTCTCCTCAACAAGACACTCGATATGGCGCTCCTGTAAATAACGGATCTCGTCCATCTCTGCCTCAAGGCTGTGGATGGATCCGTGACTGGCGGCGATGACACTGTGGATCATCACTCGGCAATTCTTGGCAATCTTTCGTTTCCCCTTGGTTCCCGATGCCAGAAGAAGGACGCCTGCCGACATCACCTTCCCGATGCCAATTGTGTGGACCTCCGTGTCTTTTCTGGTGAGCCTGATCATGTCATAGATGGCAAACATTTCGGGTGCCGACCCACCATGAGTGGAGATCAATAATTCAAGCGGATCGTTAACCGTAACCAACTCAGAGTCAGGGTCTTCTGGATCCGATAACTCTTGCCTTTCTGTGAGTTTGAGTTGATTAATGATATGAAGAGAATAAACAATATCTGAGGCAATTTCTTCTGTCACCTCTCCATAAAGCGAAATTGTTCTGATCTTGGGACCTTCTTCTTCTTCGGCTGAGGCTCCAAACAAAGATTCAAGATCGAACTTCGGAGAAGAATCCGTCTCTTCTTCTTCCTCTTCGGGATCTACTTCTTTAATATATTTTCTTTTTCTTCCCATGATTCGTTTTTAAGTCCTTCGTCTTTTGATGTCCTTCTTATAAATACGATCCAGTTCTTTCATCGCCCCGTTCCAATCTTCATATTTAATAACAAAGCGGTAGTTTTTCGGGAAGTGCATTAAAAAATTGCCAATCACAGAAGCCTTCCAATTGGTGAACGCTCGCTCGTCCAGTTCTTGAAGCTCTTTCACTTCTTCTTCCGCTACTCCAGAACGTTGGAGGTGGCTGTATTTCATCTCTCGGGCCAAGCTCAAGTCGGCGGCGGCGAGGCCCAGCACCGTTAAGCACTGGCGATTGATCTTCTCAACGAAGTTTGCCAAGTGCCCATAGACAAGCACAGCGGCCAGAGTTCTATATGTGAAAACGCCAATTGCAAACCAAATCAATTCCTTATATTGCTCGAACATTCGTTCTCCATTGTGTACATGAAATATACTATATCAAATTTGGGAACAATTGTAAAGCTTATTCTTTAGAATCAGTGGTTTTTCGGGAGAGGCGCTGGAAGATCTTTTCTGTAAGCTGTTCGGCCAACTGATCCTGTTTCAGATCGTCGATCTTGCTCTGAACTTTTTGAAGGAGAGTTTCAAAAAAGACGTTTGTCTCATCTTCTCCCTCCTCATATACGTCTCGGTTAGCTGGCACTTCTTCAACATCAAGCTCTGCCTCCAACTCTTCGCCGTCATCCTCAACATCAAGATCGGCCTCAAGGTCCTCGTCGCCTTCGTCGTCAAGATCCAGGACCTCTTCATCTCCGACATCGCTGGCCACGTTGACTTCTACATCAAAGTGCTCTTCAGCGGAGGCAGCAATATCCTCGATGAAGCCAGTGAGAGCATCTTCAATGTCCACAGGGGCGTCTACTTCAACTTCGGCATCGATATCTACCTCATCCTCAACGTCCAGGTCTTCATCATCCAGGGCCGTGTCAAGGTCGTCGACAGACTCTTCCTCTTCGTCCTCAATTCCAAACTCGTCTTGCTCGTTGACCTCTTCCTCTGTGGGAAGGAAGGTCTCTGAGAGGGGTCCGAGATGTGCCAGCTTCATAAAGCGGCGGATAGTTGCTTCGTTAAGAAGTGTCTTCTTGCTCATAGTATTGCTCCTTGAAAAAAAATACTCAAATTAAATAGTAAGTTATACCACAAAGCGCTCAAAATAATGACTTTTTGGCCTTAACTCCTGTTTTTTATTCTTTTGTTTAATTTTTGTTTAGCTTTTGTTTCGATTTGTTTTATTCGGACAAAGCTGACTCCGAGTCTTTCCGCCACTTCTCGAAGGGTCATCCTGCCATGGTTTTCAACTGCTATTAAAGTACAGTTATGATCTCCTTCATAGTCGATCCAATGGCGACAGTCTTTAATGGGGCACACAAGGTCTTTATTTTTACAGATTTCTCTACATGTGTTCATAGATCTTCGTTCTCCTCCGCGATGAGATCAAATATGTTTTCGACCTCCTCTTGGGAGAGTAAAAAATCGCTCTTTGTTTTCTTTGCCTTGTCATAAGTTTTTTTCAATATAGTTCTCCTTGTTTTTGGTTGGCTTTTATATTTGTCAATAAACTTTAGAAGATCTTCATCTTGTTCGATATACCCTGTTATGATCGCTCGGAAGAATTCACCCTGACGTAGCTCGTCAACATGAAGTCTGATCCGGAGATCAGCATACCTTTTGTCTGTATCTTCAAAACAGAACTTTTTCATTTCATTTCCATAACTCATCGTCTTAATATGTGTGTTGAACTCTCAATTTGACCGGCGGCGGTTTGTCGGATAAACGAGGCCTTAGTTTGTAATTCGGCAAGATTCTTTGCTCCTGTATAAGAAAGACCGCTTCTTATTCCCCTCTCTAGTTCCCCTAAAATAAAGCTTACTCGGCCTTTATAGGGGACGGTGGTGGCTACCCCTTCGAGGGAGCTTGTGTTCCCTCTCCACTCCATCTGAGCCTCTTTGGAGGCCATGCCTCGATAAGCCTTATACTTATCTCCATGAATATTTTCAAATATATCTCCAGGGGTCTCATCAGTTCCGGCTAACAAGGAACCTAACATAACAAAGTCTGCCCCGGCGGCAAGAGCTTTCACGATATCTCCTGAAGTTTTAAAACCCCCATCAGCAATTAACATGGCACCCCTATCGCTCTGGGCACAGTCTATAATTGATTGAAGAGTGGGAACTCCATGGCCAGTTTGAACTCGGGTGGAGCATATCGAGCCGCCTCCGACCCCGACACGGACACTTTCGGCACCCCAATCAGCTAAATCGTTGAAAGCCTTTAAAGTGGCAACGTTGCCAGCCATGATGTGAACGGGGCTGCCAAATTTCTTTCTGAGCTTCTTAAGGGCCTTTTTAACCAGAACGTGGTGCCCATGGGCGACGTCGACACATAATATTCTGGCGCCTGCCGAGACACAAGCTGATGCCCTCTCCATATAATCTCCTGAAACGCCAATCGCTGCTCCAATTAATGGCTCGAAGTCGTCCGCGGCGCCTAAAAAGGTGGTGGCCATCTCTTCCCATGCTTCCTCAATATGCTTTTGTTGGTCGTCAATACAATTATAACGATGAATGATTCCTAATCCCCCACAATCAAACATGACAGAGGCCATAGAAGCTTCAGTAACGGTGTCCATGGGGCTCGAAATTAAAGGAAGACTCAGTTCATAATCATTTAATGAGCTATTCAAGCTCACTTCCGCTCGGCTTTCAATTGTTGAATAGCCCGGTTTAAGAAGCACGTCCTCAAAACACACGCTGCTTGGGATGGAGCCCTTGATATCACCTCGGGAATTAATCTTCAACCTTAATCCCTCTCGCTTTTATCTCCTCAACAAGCTTATTGGCTCGAGTCCAACACTCTGGACAATATAACCTCACGATCTTTTCTTCTTCTTTTACAATGACGTTCCATGAACTTATCATCTCCCGGTTAGTTTTATCAAAAGGCGATTGACAAGCACTACATTCGTCTGGAATCTCAAAAAACATTCCAACCTTTTCATTAACATCTTTTTGAAGCGCTCGCCTCTTCTTGGCGATATTCTTTCGTTTTATCTTTCGGGCCATTTTGTTCCCCATTTTAAAAATCTCCTGTTGATCCAAAACCATCCGAACCACGAGACGTGTTGTCCAAGGCAGGGTCTTTCAGTGCCTCCACTATTCGTGGAGTGGCAATCGGGACCACAACAGCTTGAGCGATCTTTTGAAACGGTTCAAGCATCTGGTTTTGTCGTCCAATGTTTTGAAGATTGACATAGATCTCTCCGGTATAGCCAGCGTCAACAACACAAGCGCCCACAATTAGTCTTCGTTTGGTGGCGACGCCAGACTTGTTCTTAACCTCCAACATATAGCCACTGGGCAAGTCGACCTTAAGTCCTGTGGGGACCAGACAGCTTTCACCAGCGGCGATGAGAATAGATTCTCCCTCCCACTTACATTTAGAACTTAATTCAGGGTCTGGACAATAAAACAAATCTGCTCCTGCGTCGGTTGGGTGAGCCCTCTCTGGTATTTTAGCACATTCTCTGATTTTGTAAAACGATATTTTTTCCACTTCTTTACCCTAGTAATCTTAAGTTGTATTTTATAGAACGAGTGGAGAATCCCCATTGCTCATCATACTGTAGTTTTGCCATATAAGGTCGATTAATGAATACTTTATCGTTGTCCCGAACACCCCAGCACTTAATACCGGTGGTGATATTATTCGAATCAACCACGTTCAGGATCCAATAAGTCTTCCCGTTCTTTGTCTTTCGTTTAATAATTTCTCTCGGAATAAACCAGACAACCTGAAGATCCGGATCATAATCAGAAATGGCTGGGATGTAATTCTCCTCTAACTTCCTTCGGACGTCCGGTTTCAACACAAGATCCATGGGAAAGATTCCAGTCAGTTCAGAGAGATAAATGATCTTTTCATCTACAGAGAAGTCTTTTTCGTCTCGATAAGTTTCGATGTTTTCTGCCAGCTTCTTGGGATTCTTGGGCCTGTCAGCAATTGCTGATGCCCACATGTGTTTCATTCCACTGAATCGGTCGTCCCTGATCGTGTCCAACGCTCCTGCTCGACACATGACGTCCAAAGCTTTCTTATTTAACTTGCTGTGGACGATCCCTTCTCTGAAAAGGAGATCATCAATTGTCTCGAATGGTCTATTCGTGAGGATCTGCTCAATAGCGGTTTCTCCCAATCCTTTAATAGAAGTAAGGGGTTGAATGAGAGTCTTGCCATCTTCAGAGATCTCCCACACTCTCCCGGAGGTGTTCACATTTAATTTTTCAAGATTAAATCCAAAAGATTTGGCGATGTTGATTGCCTTTTCTTTTCGTTTCTCCGGTTCCTTATCAAGGAAAGCGGCCATCCACTCAGAGGGATAGTAATTAAGAAGATAGGCACACTGATAGCTAAGAATGCTGTAGCTGACAGCGTGGGACTTATTAAAGCCATACCCTGAGAAGTACTCAAACGTTTGCCAGAGCCCTTCGGCATCGCCTTGTGATAGTCCCTTAGTGAGACAACCTTTGACGAATTTGTTATAGATCTTAAGTTTTTTCTTTTCATGATCTCCTGTTCCCTTCTTGGTTAATAGTTTACGAAGGGTGTTCCCCTCGTCCAGAGAAATATCCTCCCCGAGTTGGTGAGCGAGAAGGGCAATCTGTTCCTGAAAAATTAGGAACCCGTATGTTTCTTTGGTCACATCTCTCACGATATCGTGAAGATACTCCACGTCACTGGGGCGCTTTTTTGCCTCCACATAGTTCTGGTCGACCTTGGCGCTCAACGGACCTGGGCGATAAATAGATGTGATGGCAGAGATATCAATAATGCTTCTTGGCTTTGCTCGCTTACAAAAATCTTGGGCGCCCTTTTCAGTAAATTGAAAGACTCCGGCCCACTTCCCCTTGTGAAAGATGTTGTTGAAGACATCCTGATCATTCAAGTTGATCTTGTCCGGGTGAAGGTGTTTATCATAATATTCTTTGACCTGTTCGAAGGTGGGATTTTCTATCCCGTGGTGTCGACAGAGAATGTGTCGGACCGCATCCTCAATCATTCTTAATGATGCCAGCCCAAGAATATCAAATTTGATAAACCCAAGCGGCTCAAGGTGCCGAACGTTCTGGCCTTCACTCCAGGGAGTTTGTCTGACTCCCCCACTGTTAACAAGCGGCATCCACTGATCGAGGTTTTCACCGATTACAACACCGCCGGCATGGCGAGAAACAGATCGAACCTGGCCGAGCAACGCCACGATATGTGTTTTAACGTATGGATATTTCTCCAGGAACGCTTTAAGGCTGTCGGAGTGTTTCATCACTTCGTCAAAATTCGGAACATACACACCGGCCTTGATTCCATGAATCTTCTTGGCAATCGGAGTTGCCTCCTGAATCATTCTTCCTGTCACCAGATTAACTTCTGAAAATGGAATGTCATAAAACTTCGACACGTCCTTAATAAGTGAGCGAAGCTGGAGAGTATTATAGTTGGAGATGGGAACAACCGTTGAGTCGCCCCATTCTTCAATCAAGATCTCTTTAAGGTCCATCGGATTAGAAACGTCATAATCGATATCGGGATAGTCCACAGCATCTCGTCTCAAGAAACGAGAGAACAGTAGCCCATATTTAATGGGATCGATCTGAGTGATGTTTAACACGTAGGCGACTAGTGAACCGGCGGCTGAGCCTCGTCCAGGCCCAGTTAACTGAACCGACGTTGCTTTATCCGCTATTGCCTTCATGGTGAGGAAGTATTTGGCGAAGCCACGATCCTTAATGGTCTCAAGCTCCTCGTGGAGACGATCCACATATATTTCTTTATCATCGAGGCCCCTATTTTTTAAACCATTCGAGCAGTCTTCGGTCAAAGCCTCAATATCTGTCTTCCCCGCGGGGACGACAAATTTGGGAAGTCGAACTTCGTTATCAGGCAGGAAATCTTCAATGAGGTCATGGGCGATGTGGTGAGTTCTCTCAATCGAATCTCGGACGATCTCGTCGTCGTAGTTGGTGTCGAGCATCTCGGAATACTTTTGATAAGATTCCCACATTTGCTCTCCGTTCTTTGGATAAAGCTCATATCCGATCTCTTCTACTCCGGAGGGGAGTTCGGCGTCCATATAAGAGGGGAGGCCTCCTTTTCCGAGCCATCCGATTCGTTTATAGAGTTCTCGGTCTTTCCAGGCATCAGGGTTTGGGTAATGGCTATCAGCAGTAGAGATAAGATCAACATCAAACTCACGACATACTTTAACAATATGTTTGTTAAGCTCGTGTTGTTCTGGGATGTTGTTCCATTGTAATTCTCCAAACCATCTATCTCCAAATATGCCTTTCATTCGACGAGTCGTGTCTCTCATCGCCTCCAGAACAGCTTCTTCACCTTGTTCTTTATTGTCCCAATAATTCCCAGCGTATACCCCACCGAGGCAAGCACTAGAAGCAATAACCCCATCACCATACTGAGAGAGAAGGTTATAATCCATTCGAGGATATCTATAAAAGTTGCCATCTTTATAACTCTCCGAAATTAACTTAAATATGTTGTTCAAACCGATTTGGTTCTGGGCGAGCAAGATTAGGTGGTTTCTTTTCTTTAGAATGTTGGTTACTTTTTGTTTAGAAGCGCTTTCATCCTCGATACTTAGGGAAACTTCATTTTTTATTCGTTTTTTTTCACTTTTTACTTTTTCATATTCCTCTCGCCACAAATCTAGCGATGGCAAGAAGTATGCCTCAACGCCAAAAATTGGCTTAAAACTCTCTCCGTTTGCCTTCAGCTTTTTAGCATGAAGGACTTGATAAGGGAGCCCATTCATGTGACCATGATCGGTCAAAGCCAGGGCATCGGACCCATTGTAGAGGGCAAAATCGATGTGATCTTGAGGATAGCCCAGGCCATCGTTCAGACTCAAGCCACTATGGGCGTGGAGTCCAGTAAAGTTTAACTTTTTAGACAATATATTTCTCCAATTATCTTATAGTCTAAGACTACCATAACTTTTTTCATAAGTCAAGTCTTTTTTTAATCAGTGGCCACTGTGTTTGGAAGTGACAAAGCTCGAATAAAAAGATCGGGGTATTCCGTACTGTCAGTGCCTCCATACTTCCAAGTGTGGGCGCTGGCGTTGCGG